CGGGTGATTCGGGGTGACTTGGAACTCATGGCCTCTGGCCGTCTTGACGATGATGAGATCTCCATCGTACCAACGTTTACTCGCGGACGAAACGCCCTCGGCCAATACACGAGAGTGTCCCGGTAGACACCCGCCATGATAAGGCGGATGTCGTCGTACACTTGTTACGGTCAATGGGCGTTCGGCTCCTTCCGGCTGAAAATCCCCGGGCTCCAGGAATGCGCTCTGAATCTCGATCACTTTGCCGTCCAGCGCCAGACAGTAGGGACAACTCTTGCCGTAGGATACCGAGGCGAGCTTGGTCACGCCCGCAAGCACAAACACGTTGCGGGTCAAGGCGCTCTCCGACCGGATGCTCTCATGCAGCCGCAGTCGCTCGGGCCGTAGCGTCTTCCAATCTTCGAGCACGCCCTCGACCGCGGCCTCCGGATCTTCAGCGTCCGTTACTGCATTAGTAAGCGAGCCGCGCGAGTGGCGGATGTGCCGGCGGATGAACGTATCGCGGTATCCGTCAGTACCGCTGAGAAACGTTTGCATCTGAGCCTTGAGATCTTCGTCGTTTCCGATCTCCTGCTGTGCGATCGGTAGGACCGCATCCGCGTAGGAACTCAGAAGCGGCGCCGACAGTGCATCGATGCGCTCACGGAAGCCCTCGTAAAAGGTGTCCAACCAGGTCACGAATTCAGCCGCAGAGCGCTCGCCGAGCCATTCCGTGATGCCGCTACGCAAGCTTTCGGCCTCTTCGGTGAGGATTTGTGCCGCGTAGGATTCCCACAAGGTGCTGTAGGCTATGGTGATACGCCGACGGTGTGCCGAGGTGCGTTGAGCGACGAATCGCTGGGGGGCTGTAATGCCCGCCCGAGTCGGCATCACGTCCCGTATCGATTCAACCTTGAGTGAAAGCGGCTGGGCACCGACAATCATTTTTTTGTTCATCATGTTGAGTGGCAGCGTATAGAACTTGCCCAACCCGTCCGGCTGCGGATTCATATCTTCCAGCGCGAGCACGTTGTCCGCGTTGAATACTCCACGGTCCAGCATCTGAGTATAGAATTGCGCGCGCGCCTGCAGATTGCCTCGCAGAAGCCCTTTTAGATCAAATTTCACGTACAGCGTCTGGCGTTCCCGCTCATCGAAAAAGGTCGCATTCATCGCCTGTTCGGCCTGCGCGACGATCGGCGTGAGAGTGAAGATCACCAAGGCCAGATCCAACTCTTCAATGTTCGAGAAGGTCGCACGGGAAAGGTCATGCAGAAGGTGCGGCGCAAGGCCCGTCCAGCGGGATACTTCGGCGATGGAGAATTGCCGGGACTCCAGCACCTGCGCCTTGGCGGCATCGATCTCGTTAGGCTGCCATTTGCCTCCGGCGGTGAGAAAGATGGCTTTCCACGACTGGCCGAGCTCGGCATATTTGGTATTGAAATCATCTTGAAGTCCCTTGCGGACCTCTTCTTTCGGCGAAGTTTCAGGTGGATATTCGACGAAACCGCCAGCTTTGATGCCCTGCCCAAAAAATCCGGAGGCAAACTCGTCTTGCGCTTTTATCAACCCGAGCGACTCGCGGGCGTAGTGTATTATGCCCCTGCCCATAACCCCTCCGAGAGACACATGAGGAATGAGCAACACGTCGCGACGGTCCAGGATAATCTCCTCGTGATTATTACCATGGGTTTTCACGAGTCCGGGAGTACGCATATCGATCCCCGTGCGGTCTGGAAGTAACGGCGTTAGCTCGAACCCGCCATGCCGATTAACGTGTGTCCACCAGTTACCCCAGAGATATTTGTGAAGCAAGGACGTGTAGATCCATTGCCAGGCGGTCAGCCCGCTGTCGTTCGGTTTGGCGTGCAGCCGATCATAAAGCGGATGATCTATCGCCGGCTCACTTCCACCGGATGGAAGGGTACGGCGCACGCGAAGTGGAAGGCTCGCCACCACGCCTCCGAGAAAATTGAGCGCTGCATACAGAGCGCTAATCGTCATGGCGGAGGTTTCGTCGATCTTAGTACCTGCTTTGGTTTTCCGCCGCCCTCCGTTACTACCGAAATAAGCCGTCCAGTCCTCCGCCGCAGTTCCGCGCAGAATCCGGAATGCGGTCGACACACGCTTCACGAGACTCATACGGCCCATACTTCTACCTTTGCCGGCTCGGAATGCAGCTGTAGCCGGTCCAGAGCCATGATCAAGGCTACAATCCCGTCGATCTTCTCCGTGGATTTTTCTTTGTCGGGCTTTACGCCGGCGGCAGCATCGGTCATCACCATAAGGTTGTCCGCCATCCAGGTCAGCACCGGATTGTTATTGTGCCGCAGCGTTCCCTTCAGGATCTCCCGCAGCATGGCTTTCGTCGGGCTGCTCATGGATTTCCAGCCCTGGCCGAACATCAGAACCGTGAATCCCATCATCTCAAGATGCGGAATGATCTGTGCCGATCCCCAGCGGTCGTAGGCGATCTCCTGAATTTTATATTTCTTTCCCAGTTCTTCGAGCTCGGTTTCGATGTAGTCATAATCAATCGTGTTTCCGGGTGTAGCCGTGATGTAGCCCTGCCGCACCCAGACATCATAGGGCACATTGTCACGCCGACAGCGTTGCTCGATATTTTTTTCCGGCATCCAGAACTTCGGCAGGCAATAAGTCAGACCGTCCACTTCGAAGAGTAGGAGGAACGCCGCCAGATCTTGGATCGAGGCCAGGTCCAGGCCGCCGCAGCAAGGTCGCCCGATCAGCATCTCCGGATTGAAGGGCTCCGCACATTCACCGCGCCACCTCTCCATCGGGATATACCGCGTCTCCTGCCGTGTCCATTGATTGAGTCGGAACCGCCGGAAGTTGTTCTCTTCGGTGGGCAGTTCCTGAGCCAATTTGCAATGCTCGCGGAATTCCTCGATGTTGAGAATATGACCCAGCGAGGGATTGCATTTCTTCCAAACTTTTTCGTCAGTCCAATCGTCCTCATCATCCGCTGCATAGATCACAGGTAGGAACGTTGGGTCGTCTATAATGCCTTCCTTAACCTTCCGAGCCCGCTCGTGCATCTCCCAGCAGATCGAAGTGCGATCCCAGCCAGCAGTCGTAATGGCAAAAACTACCGGTTGCCGGCGCGCCGCCCCAGTGCCTACGGTCAACACATCAAACAGGTTTCGATTCGGCTGCGCATGGAGCTCGTCGAAGAGTACCGCATGGGGATTGAATCCGTGCTTTGCCTTCACATCAGAGGAAAGTACACGATAAAAACTGCCGTTGTTGTGTACAATGCGTTTAGTGGAATCAATGATTTTACATTTACGGCTTAATGTAGGATTTCTGATTACCATTTCAGCAGCCTGATCGAAGACGATAGCGGCCTGAGCTCTATCGCAGGCAGCTGAATATATCTCCGCGCCAGGCTCGTGATCTGCAAAAAGAAGCCTTAATCCTACGCCCGCAGCCAAAGGGCTCTTGCCGTTTTTTTTCGGCACTTCCACATACACGGTCTTTATCTGTCGCGCTCCATCCTCTTTGACGGTTCCAAATAAAGGCTCGATTATATCTTTTCTTTGCCAATCCAATAATTCAAACCTTCTACCGTTCCAGATACCCTTTGTATGCTGTAAATGTTTGGGGAAAAAGTTGACGGCCTTCTGTGCAAGTATCGGATCAAATCGTGCCATCAATCTAAATCCTCGTCGCCATCATCATCGTTCGGTTGAATGACCATCCGTCCTCGAGCACTAGGAGTCATGCCAAATTCGGCACAAATCGATTTACACATTTGTTGTGCTTTGTTCATGGCCGTAAGCTCGGGAACCGTCTGAGAATTTTTCTCATATAAATATGCCGTTATACCTTTCAGCTTTTTCCCGTCCTTCGTTACCAGCCTGGCCGATTTAATCATCTTGGCGCACTGGACAACGATACTGTAGTTGTGACAATACATAGCGAATTGCGCCATATCTTCTCTAACGAGAAGTCCGAGCTTGAACAATATCGGACCACAACGTTTCCATTCACGGCGTGCCATAGTGTCAAGCCACTTCGGATACTCCGGCATGATCGGCGAGGGCTTAGGCTCATTAAGATTCAGCTTCTGATGGCCCGGATTCTGTCTCTTATACACATCTCCGAGCCCACGAGACGCTACGCTATCTCGTATGCCGTCTTCTGCTTGAAAAAAAAAAAAC